TCTCTACAGTAGGTGACGGTTCATCAATTCATAATTACCTTATCTCTAACATGTCTTGGATGTATTTTTTAAATACAAACGGACCTCACTTTGATCCGTCTTCAACTGTAAGAGATCTCCTAGTCAGTAGTTTGTATATTGGCAAACCTGTAAGAACAAACGACGGTATTAACGCTCTGTCCGAGCACCTTTGGAAAAACGCATCAAGTGCTTACTACCCTTCAGAGCTATTTGCTAGCTCGACTAGATCTGACCTGAGTGGCACTCAACAGCTTGAAAAGTTTAAAACTTGGAACGATGTTATCTACTCTCCTTTGTACGCCGATATCTCAGACTTCAGAGTCAGGGATAAAATTAATACATACATAGAGAATAACTTAAAGTCTTCTTCAAAAATAGAAAACGGCCCCTTCGCTAGATTAATTAGAGCATTATCTTTCTTTGCATATGATAAGGATAATGATACTGAGGAGATCTCAACACTATACGACTTAGAGGACTGCCCAGATGACTACCTCCCACTTGTAGCTCAATTAATTGGGTGGGATCTTTTTGGTAGTGATCCTGAAAAGTGGAGACTTCAGCTTAGAAATGCTGTTAGTATTTACAAGACGATAGGCACTAAGAGGTCAATTCAACGAACCGTTAATACAATATTTCCAAAAGATAAATTTCCCATTGAAAGCAGTTTAACCGAGCTTTGGGAGTCTTATGTTCCTTACTTAATCTATTACGCTTTAGCCACTGAATCTTCTAAATTTAAAAGCTTTGATACTTGGACTCCTGCTCAAGCTAATGAGATGAAGGTTTACACTTACTCTTCAAAGAGTATGGATGAGAATATTCGGTTAGCAGTCGATCAAATTCTTTATGAAATTGTAGAGGAGTTTCCTGATAGATTCCAAAGAGAAGTTTGGGAGAAGGAGTTTGATCTGACATTTAACTACAGAGGGAGAGACTTTGAAATTCCTCCTTTTGAAGAATACCCATATTACGTTAACACTGAGTTAGATAGTGATATGGTTACATTCATATCTGATCGTTTGGCTTGCTTTGGTGTTAATAACGATTTCTCTCTGGAGGTAAGCTCTTACATAACTACAAAAGCATTAACTAAAGATGACGAGCCACGCCTAGGGTCTTGGCTAATCTTTACGTCAGGTTATAACGAGCCACCAAATTTAGACAAGTTTATCAGAAATATAAATGATCAAAGATTTGAATACGCTTCTTTATGGTCTGGTAAGTCGTCCCATTTTAAATTAGTGCTTCAAGCTTCAGATTATGATTTCACAAAGAAAAACTTAGATGAGGTTGATAGCGGGGATGCAGTGGCGTTTGTCACTAAAGCTGTAGGTAAGACTGCACCCGCACACTCTATTCCTCTTATTTCTTTGGAGGTTTCTGCTGCTCCTGATAGGTTTGAGTTTGAAGCAAGCTCAGTTCCATATGTTTATCTGGATAGCCAAGAGGTGAAGGCTGGGGCTGGCACTAACGTGTTGACCTCTGGGATATTCTTAAATTCCTACAAGAGAGGGGTTAACACTGGGGGGAATCCCATAGGGAGGGATGCGACTAGAACCCTGGTTTCCCCTGAGTTAGTGAGTTACTCAGTCACAGGCCCAGTCCCACGTAATACGGTAAGAAGAAGATCCTATGAGAAGATAATGCCTTTCAACGGATACTATGATCGGACTGGTTTCAACATGCCTGTTGGGTTCGATATGGTGTCTAACCTCAGTGGTATTCCTTTGGGTTTAGTGCCAAGTTCAATGTCTTATACTCCTGTGAGTAGCCATATTAATCTTCCACCTATATGGAATCAATGTGAAGGCTTAAACTCAAACAACACTTACTATGAGTATGCTGTCAGCACAACTCAAAACACTAGAGGTCAGGCATTAAATTTCCAAGCAAATACCGACAGATCCACGGATCGAGGACAGCTTCCAGGTATATATGCTGCTATGCACAGGATTGGAGAGGGATCAAAATACCTTAGAGCTAACCTAGAAGTTGGAGTGCAGGCATTAACTAACCAGAAGGGAACTCTGCTTGCAACCGGAGGAGCCGCTAGCTCTACCTCAGCAGTTCAAGATAAGATAAACGCTTGGACGAGTGGGGTCACATTATCCTACGCTAATAGTGCCACCAACGACTCCAGTGCTGGTTATACATTCCCTAAAAATACTCAAGACTTCTACAGCTTTGCGTTTGGTAGAGATCTTCACAAACTTTACAATATCTATCAAGACAATTTTAATTGGCATAGATTGAGTCGTGATGTTCAAGAGTTAGATGGTCCAAATTTATTTTCTCATACATTTGGACCTCTCCTGTTCAATCACGACTTCGAAGATTTAGGAAGCGCCGCAGAGGAGGTTTCTACATCATTCGCTAGTCCCAGAAGAATAACTTCTGACCTTTCTCCTTTTACTGGCACTGGGTCTTTTGCAGCATCTGCTGATGGGGATATGTACATAGAGACTCCTGAGAGAGTTTGTTCTGGCCTCGTAGATGGCGTAGAATTAGTTCTGACATCTGGAACCAAAGCACAAGGGTCATTCTCTGTAATTAGAGTTCCAGGCTCTGAGAGGGCCTCTTTCGAAGATCCATTCTTGTTTGATAAGACTCTTGTGCTGATGAGGTCTGGCAATGATGCCGCCACTAGACTTAGATTTGATATCTCCAAATACTCTGTACCTAGCAATTACCCAATTTCTAATAACTTCTTATCGCCAGATCACGAGTTCACCTTAAATTTAAGTGCAATAATATCGAGAGATTCAGGGACAACTCTTGGAGGCAGGGATATACACGTATGGTTGCATACAAAGCCTGAACAGAACAAGATGTGGACTTTTATGCCTGATGGCAGATGGGTTCAACACGAGCAATTAATTAGCCGACAGGATCTTATTAGGAAGTATTCTCATCGTAGATCGACAGAATTACGATCTAATGATCCTCAATCCACAAACTCAACCACTGATTACCAGTGTTTAGATCAGGTGACTTCTAATAGAACTTCTCCGGTTATTGGGTTGGGTTCCGAGGATATGGATAGTGTTAATTTGAGTTTTAACACAAACAATAGAAATGTAAGACTTTCGAAAGAGTATCAAGGCGAGTATGACCAGCTACATAGACTTAATCAGAATTACGTGGTTGAAGTATTCATGACTCCCGGTAGCCAATCCTCTGAGTTTATACTTATTGATAAAGTTGAAATTCAAGATGTTACCTTAAAAAGTCTTTCTGAAATATTCGTAGCGGGAACTAAAACTGATCCTCGATTTGAATTATCCAAACTTGATATTTTTGATATCTTCAAACACTTTAACAATATCACAGGTAAAAACGCTTACACCGCGTACGCCAGCAGGGACAAGGATAAGACATCGACTATAATGGAATCAGAGGGTGGTTCAAGGATTGATTATCGATTTGCCGGAAACATGATCACCGACTCTCGCATACTGGGTAGCGGTGCCTTTAGTGTATTTGAAATAGATCAGGTTCAATAATGTTTACTCAAGGATTTGGAGAAATACTAACTGATGTAATGACCGTTAATCCGGCGTTAGAATCCTTGCCGACCGCTAGCTCCATACTGGACACTTCCAATTATACTTTTCAAGCTGTTACATTTGGAAAAGACGCAGCAGGATTCAATGGGTTCCATGCTCATGCTATTGTTTCATCTGTGCAAACCGTATCCTCTACTCTAGGTGCAAGCTCGTATGATAAGGGTAGGTTGGAGATTGTAAATCGTGCGGGAAGTATCGTGGGAGGGGCTAGTTCTTATTACTTCTCCAGCACGTATTATGCATTCTCAAGCACTTACGACTCGATGCCTAACTACCCTTCAGTCACGGATACCCGATTGGAGAGAGGGTCTACAAAAAGTTTAAACCTCTCTGACCACCAACACGCTAGCGCCCTCCCTGATCTAGGCCATTATCCCAACGCAGCCATTGATCCTCTATTTAGCTCAGTGTGGAATAAGGTTGGAGGGTTCGCACCCAGCACAGCCTATGAGTATATATTCTATGACGGAAATGCGTCTTCTTTCTCGCAAAGCTTAGTAGGAAACTTCAATACTAACGCTGTCATGGATAAGAATGGCTACCTTACAGTTAAGGAAGGTTCGGTCAATGCAGATGCGAGCATAGGGGCAGGCTCTAGAGAGGGGGCTGTAATATTATCTGCTACTACAACGCCAACATCTAATATTCAAATTTCAACGATTGTCAGCGGCGGTGATGCGGGCTCTCTCGCAGCATTCGGGGGAATAGAGCACATTGGGGTATATTGCTTGGATATCAAGGACATGCTGGCTTCCTCCTTATTACCCCCATATGAGTGGAATGCACTAAATAATAATAGAAAATATAAGCTGGTTGCGAAGTTCACATTCATAACTAATGCTTTATATCACCGTGATTACCCAAATGGTCTTGGTGGGCTTGACGCAGCCTCAGGTTTTAGAATTCTAACGGAAAATGAGCACAGTCATCTTGCAGGGACTGAAGCCTTTGCGGGAGCGGGTGGGCCTAAAATAAACTTATTGTTAAACTTTAATTAAAATGTATAAATCACTAACAAATCAACTAGGTGTTAAAGGTCACTTAACAATTCACAAAGTTGTTAACGGTGATGAAGAGCTTGTTTACGATGAAGATAACGTAATTGTTTCTGGTTTTGGATGGGCCTTATCACACCTGTATGGTCGTGTTGGTTCTAACACGATTACAGACTATCAGATCGACCGGGTCAAGCTGGGGGTTAGTGGTTACGCAGGTCTTCAGGTTAGCAGCACTAGTGATCTTTCAGGTGCGCTATCTTCAACCACAGAATACCTTGGAGAGTCTTCGGACAGCAACTTAAACGTTGTATCAGGTTACAGGTGGGAGAATAATGCAGTTGTCACAACTCCTCAAATATATGCTAAGATCCCGTTCAGCAAGGTGACAAAAGTTGATGATAGGACTGTTCGATACACCATCTTCATAGATGAGGACTCGTGTAATAATTTATCGAGACCTGGAGTTTCAGAGTCTTCGTTGAACGAAATTGGATTATTTATTAAAAATCCAAAGGCTGACAATATAGAGACTTCTATCCTCGCAGCCTATAGATACTTTAGTAACATTAGAAAAACATCGGATTTTGCTCTAGTGTTTAGATGGACAATATCATTCGGATAACATGTTAAACCCAAGTGACGTATATGTAGAAGGTGGAGCGAATAACCTTTATGCCTGTTGGACTGACAAGGTTACCAAGTATGACGCTAGCTCATTTTATAACTTTGAGCAGGACAATCTCCCGCTACACGATTTGGAGGAGAGAACCACTTTACTCTGGGAAAAGTTTGGACACCCGACATCTGCCATTACAGGCATGTCCTTCATAGTGTCTGCTGAAGCTGAATCAACATGCAATCCGCTGTACTTTAACAGCTTGAGTTCTTGCATAGATGCGTTACCTGAGTTCATTAATTATCCGATATTGGTCGAGGTCGCCAGCTTTGGCGGCTTAGGGCACCTGACCATTTCCAACAAATCTTTTGGACCTGATGGGTCATTAGAGATTGTAAACAGACTTAGCGCCTTCGGAAGTCCTGTCACTATCGGAGGATCCACTTCTGCTTTAGATACGGCTAGGTACGATACAGCTTACACTGGCTACAAGTTAGCCTCGTCTATTGGCTCAGATTACATTTATAATTCCATTCTCACGGCTAGTGCTCAGGTTCCGGTTGCATTTAATGATGTTGCATATGCAAAATTATTGACGAAAGATCCGGTCACTGGTGCGGACATCCCTGTGGCGTCATCTACTTACCCATTTAGTGATGAGAGATTTGTAAATCCTTACGTTTTTGTAAAGCACACTGGGCCTTTAGATTCAGCTAATGGTTTCTTTGGGAATAGAATGACCGCTGCTCTTTCGAGCACGCTGTCTCCCTTTAAGCTTGAACCCACTGCTAATACGGCCTCTGCCATTCAGTTTAATCCTTTTGATAAGACTAGGACAACTGAAATGAATACCTACGATGTTAGCACTGTTGATTCTTTAACTCAACTTGAAGTTAAGGGTGGAATGGCTAGAGACGAGAAAGGCCATGTCCCTTTCGTATACTTTAACAGCCTATACTCGATTAAAGTCCACAATTGTGATGGTCCGATTTACATAAGAAACTTTAATGTAGATTGTGAGCACGCTCACGACAATGGGATTGAAATTCAAAACTCAAAGGTCAACCTTGAGAGGTGTGCTGTGTCCAGGGCTAATAGGGCTGGACTATACGCCAGTAATTCTGAAGTTGATTTACTAAGGGGCTTTGTTGCTTACAGAAACTACAAGTTAGATGGCACTGTTAGAGAAGGCATACCGTTCGCAGAGAAGCGCAGAAATTACAAAACTCAAGCGTACTACGGGGCTGGTATTTACGCATCCCAATCAACCATCAATTTTAGATCTACGTACAACAGGGATATCGAGCAGGACTCATCGGCTTCTAGTCAGCCTTATTACAGCGACTGGGCCGCTTTCGTAGGATCTTCTGGAATACCAGTGCCTTCTATGAACGCACTTTACTGCCTCTCTAGGAATGATATTGGAATTCATTCAATCAACTCCACAATAACAGGTGGGTTAGGTGAGGAAGCCTTAGCTGGCGATACTGCTAACACTAATCTTTTAGGCACCACCACTTGGTATAATGCTAGTCAGTTATTCTGCGAGCTTAACACTGAGGCTGGCATTAAGATTAAGGACTCGGAACTTGATTACAGAGGTAGGCTCATAACTAATGGTAATTACATGGGGTTAGAGTCTAAGAACTCAGATATTGTGGTGGATCAATTAACCTGTAACTTTAATCAATCCACGGGTCTTAGTTTAGAAGACTCAAAGATGATTTATAACAATGGTTTGTGGCCCGGTTTCTATCACAACAATGCTATCAATCCAAATAGTCTACACATGTCGCAAGTTGCGTGTGTGAGGAATGGACAAGCCATTCGTAGTTCAAACTCCGAGATGGGTCCACTTTACACAAGCTCCATGCCTTCTGTCTACCAGATGGTTTATGTCTCAGGTAACTTCGGCGTTGGTGAGACTGGCTATAGTGAGAGCGATGACTTAAAGAAAACTTTGTTGCCTGCGATTGAGGCTTGCAACAATTCTAACTTGGATCTTATCCACACTCACGTTGACTTGACACACTTAGACACCACCACAAGCTTTAACCCAACTTACGGGGCAATGCTTAGAGCCTCTGATAACTCTACCATAACGTGTAGAGGCTCTAAAAACTATGCTAATGTGTTATTAGGTCCCGGCTCAAGGATATCGCAGATTAAGCAAGCAGCAGCCTTCGCTGGCGATAACTCTAAAATCTCCTTCCAAGGACCTACTGTTATAGCTCAAGTAGGTGTGGATGCTTTAGCTGAGAAGAATTCAACCATTGACTTTGGCCCTACCAGAGATCAAGACAACCATCTTATGGTTTCTGCCTTTGAACTTTCAGGAAACCCAGATAACCATACCATGGTAGAACTGCACTCTACTAGAGCTTGCCTTGTCGCTAACGAAAAGTCCGTCATTAAAATGCAGGACTTGGGCGACTACAACATCCAATACGATGCAAGCCGGGATGTAAGCGGCAGGTCTGGTAATTATGATTACATCCTGCCAACAACGTATTTAGAATCTGTCAGTAATGGGTGGATTCAACTTTACCCCAATGGTAACACAAACGATTCTGATGTTCCGAATGCAGTAACCTTAGCTGCGACAGACAGCGCCGATCGTTACAAGTTTAGAGCGGATTCAGGATCTCCCGATACCCTTTACAGATACTTAGTTGCTCGCTCCACATTAGCTGCGAATGCGTCAGGTGTGACAACTGGTGGCATGTCAGTGAGAGCCGTTGGAGATAGTTTGATTGATGTGCAGAATGTTCACTTCCCTTGTGGGTGGGCTAACTCTTCTTCAGTCGCTTATGACTTTAATGGTGCTTCCCCTCTGCCAGGAGCTTTCTGTAGCAGGCTTCACATATGGAATGTGGCTGACACATCATTGCTTAAAGCATCTTATGTCTCAGTTTCGGGTGTTCACCCCGTGCAGGCTCCCTACCACGGACCCTCGGGGACTTGGGGTCCTTTATCAGGCGCTCCTGCGACAACCCCTGATACTAGTTCGTTATCTATCTTAGATTACTATGGAGTAAACGAGCAGTGCCCTGGTGATGTTAATTTAGGAAAATCTTCCATTCAGAACGTTGGTCCTTTCCGACTGTACTTCTCAGTTGATCCTGCGGCTAATTTCCTCAGTGCTGTAGGTGTGGATAATAATAACGCTTGGAAGGGTATAATCCCTCAGTTGTTTGCCCAGGGTTATAGCTTCTCAGGTGATTTAATCGCTGAGGATAATGCTAATTACGGAGCTAGTGCAAATTACACCTCTTTGTTAAAGAGAGGAACTAACAATATTTATGAAGCATCAGGGTATTACTACCCTTCAGAGATGATCTCAAACCCTGATACCATCCTGGCTGTATTAGATGATTCGGCTGCTAATATGTTTGCTAATGCTAAACATAACTCAGTGGACAAATCACTTCTAGGTAAGCGTGTTGAGATATTCTACCCAATGGACACGTTCGGAGGAGACACTAGCCAAACAGGGCTAGCTGGTGGCACGGGACTATTATCTATAAACAACTTTGATCTTAAGAAGGATAACTAATGACTAATGAAGTAACTTATTACGATACAGATTTTTCATACATAAAGCCTGTTCGTCATTTCAAGTCCAACGACCCATACTACTATGAGGTTGATAATATACCGATTAAACAACTTGAGGAGAATACTAATTTCTTAAAAGATCAAGTTGATGGCTTACTCACAAGAGGTGAGAATAATCAAGCTATTGAAATTGGTAGATCGGGATTTTCTGAGTTAAAACCATTTGTTCTTGGTAACGATCGAGTTGTTCGTGTCAAACCCGGCAGATACACAAGCCG